ACATTATTATTCTGATCTTCCTCTAATTCTCTTTGAGCATTCAATTGGTTTAGATTATTTGCACTATCATACATTTTAAAAGTCCCTGAGTAAAGGATAGTTGTAGTATCATTAAATGATGTTGTTAAATAAAAAGCATTGATACCAGATATGAAAATATTTCTTAAATCAGGTATCTTCTTAGATCCTATTTTAAATAATATTACACCGTTTTCTAAATCAACTTCCCCAGATTCTGTATAAAGATCAACTTTAACTTCTAATTGCGAATTCTTAAATACTAATTGTATATTATTTGATCCTGATAAATCAAAATATTCTATTTTAGCTGATTCTTGATCAATTTCTCGTGCTAATATAAACTTAAATATATTATCAAATGGATATACTAATATTTGTAACTTACCGGTTCCGTACCAAGTATCTTTACCTAATTTAACATTATCAGACTTTGCAACAATATTTCCCCTATCTGTTATAACAGGATATGGAACTTTAACCTGTTGAAATTCTAACCCACCTCTATTACCTAATATTGAATTCAATTCATCTAAACTTAGACCACCACTTGAAATATCAATATTATTTTTTAAGTTATAAATTTTCGGCTTTGATGCATCTTCAACATTTATTCTAGATAACGAAAGTGAGTATTTAGCAACCTCATCAGATAACATACCATAACTTGCCTTTCTTGAAATTTGAGAGTCATCTACTTGATCTATTAATTTCATTTCCACATCAATTACTGCTGTTGTGGATGAAAATTTTATTATCGGTCTAAATTCAATAGCTTCTGAAAAGTTATCAGTTACAGTATAGACCGAACTTTTACCTCTTAAATTTTCCTCAAACATAGTTACTTCATATTGAGCATAATACCTCTTACCTAACCTTCTTGAATTTTCAATAAATCTCCCAAATTCAGATGATGTACCATTAAAAATACCATATATCTCAAAGAAATCACCCTCTGGACTATCCTCTATCATAACTCCTAAATTTTCAAACTCTGGGACTTGAGGGAACGATATAGTTTTTGTAGAACTAGCAAGGTAGGTAGTGATATTATTTATCACATCCTTTTTTGTTAGAAAATGGAAATCTATGATTACTGGTGAATTTTGACTGAGACCAACAGCATTAGTTAAATTTGAATTTATTGAATTTGAAGTAGCATTAGTACCATCTCTTTGTAATCCTAATGTATATGGAGAGGGTATTTGTATTTCGATGTTTTTACCCCATAGTTGCTCTTGAAATAGAAGCTGAGGTGTAGAGAAACCCAATTGATTCATTCTTGATGTATCAGTTACATCAAAAAAGTAATTTGATAATTCATAAAAATCTCTATTATTGAAATCTAGTGTATAGACCTTCAAATTAAACCCTAAGAATTCATTAAATGTGTAATTTATAGGGAAATGTACCTTGATAGTATCATATCTAATAGGTAATCCACCCGAATAGTCTTTATTCTGAAGGAAGTTATATTGATTAGTATCTACCTCACCCCACCTATTATCAATAAGATCTAAAAGAAAAAGAGAATTATCTTGTGTATTATTAGTACTTGAGATATCTCCAGACATAAACCCCATTTTATTATCTTCTGAATTAACTAATACTTTATATGATTCTCCTATTAGGTTTTGGTCGTTATAGATATATTCTACAAGAATGTTCCTATCAACCTTTATGAACTTAGATACCTTCATCTATGAATTTATATTTTAATTATATATAAAATATAACTATACACCGTTAATTAAGCTAAATTAAAATCCTTTAAGAAATCTCTAAGGAAAACATTTTTCTCACCACCTATTAAATCAACCCAATTCTGATAAGTATCTTGTTCCCTCAAATCAGGATATTTTTCCTTATTAAAGACTCGCTCATCAACTAAGAAATTTATAGACGTTAATTGATCCCCTAAATCAGGTTCATTGAAAGTAGATAAATCAATATCATTTTCCTTTAGTGTTAATAAGTGTTGGTTTAAAGTACCAAGTGATTCTTCATTACTATTGGTTGTACCACCATTTAATATTATAAAAGTCTTCCAATTCACAGCCCAATAGTTATACTTATCATTATTAAACATTTGGCTATATTCGACAACACCATGACCAAATTGGATTCCTTGTTGAATAGGTGATATATTATATGGAACAAGCCCATACATCCTCAATTCTAAATTTCCCATATTCTATAAATGTGTTTCAATCATATCCTCAATTTGAGATTTAGAAACAACACCAGTTACTTTTTCTACCAATTCTCCTTTTTTAAACATAAGTAAAGTTGGTATACTTCTTATATTTAATTCGGATATACTATCAAGTTTATTATCAGCATTTATATCACCAACAATAACTCTTCCTTCGTAATCATTAGATATTTCTATAATAGTTGGCTTCATCATTCTACATGGTCCACACCAATCAGCTCCAACTTTTATTAATGAAAGATCACTTTCACTAATTTCTTTAAAATTCTCATCATTTATTTCAATCATCATCATCATTTATTTAATTTTTTTATATAGGGTTCAAATTCTTTAACAATATCTTCATCAGATAAATCAGGATAAGTTTCTTTAATATTTCTATATAAACTTTCCTCTTGGTTTTTCAACCCCTCCATTTCTTTATTTATAGGCTCATATACTTTAGCTAACTTTTGACCTTCAGCATCGGCTTGTGTTAATTTATCCATCAATGTTTTTTTAACACTTTCTAAATCAGTGAAGTCTTCCATATTATCATTTATTTCAATGAAGTCATTTTTATATTCTTCCATTTTATTAGCCGTTTTTTGAATGTCTTCTAAAATATCATTCAGCTTATATTTAATATTTATATAATCTTCTCTTATTTTTATACCTTGATCTAAGAACCTTTTTGATATCATATTTTTAATTATCTTTTTTAGTTGGATTTTTTGGTGCTGTTTTTTTAGCAGTTGTTGTCTTTTTAACAGGTGTTCTTTTCTTTGGTTTTTTACCATATACATGATCTGTTAAAGCTTCTGTAAGTTGATCCCTAATCATTGTTGGATCATTAAGAAGTTTATTAGTAAACTCATCTACAAGATAATCAATTATACTGACTTTATAAGATTCTTCCCACATTTTTAAGAAGTCCTTCCCTGGTATTTTTTCGTTAAGTTTAACATTCAATGAAAAGTTAGTGGATCTTTTTACTTGTGAAAACATTTCATAAATAGGATCTTGTTTTTCAACAATTCGATTTGAAGTTGATTCGCCACCTACATTACCATTATCAATTTTACCATTTACTTGGTTATTTTCATCATACGTTGTAACAGAAGTTTCTCTTGGTCCAGTTGGTTGAACTGGTTCTTTAGACCCCTCAAAAGTGACTCCTTCAAGGTTTCTATTAACAATTAAAGAATCCCCATTATCACCCTCATCATCTCCAGCTAATTCTTGTAATTTATTATTATTATTTTTAATACTTTTAGATATATTAGCTGCGTTTTCAGCTATTTCTCTTTTTCTTTTTTCTATATCATCATAACTATCACTAGATTGACTATGTTCACCCATGAGTGATGCTTGTGCTGATTGATGTGATTCAACTACAGGAGTAGTATCTTTATTCATTTCTGATCCACCACCATCATCACCATTAGAATTAGTATCAATATTTCTTATTTTATCACCTAGAAATGAATAGAAATTTGACTCTCTATTAGAAAATATCTCAGGATCTATACTTTCATTATAATGTGAACTATCTAACAATCTTTCAACCGCTATTCTATTCCCATTATTCAAATGGGCTATGTTACCCTCAATATTACTAACTTTAACTTCTTCTCCATTAGTATCCTCAAAAACTTTACCTATTAAATTATTATTACCCATATTTTATTTTTAAATTTTTTACCTAAAATAGGAGGTATCTATATATAGATACCTCCATTTTAAGATTTAGATGGTATTTTTAGAATTTAAAATCGAAATCATCATCCTCTGAACTATCAGATTCAACAGACTCAACAGACTCATCCTTAGACTCAGTTTCACTTGCATCATCAAAAGAAAAATCATCTGAACTTGGTTCAGCAGCAGAAGCTTTTTCTGATGTTCTGCCTGTTAAGTAGTTGATAATTTCACTTATCTTACTCTCTTGTTCTTCTGTCAAAGCTTTTGGTGAGAAATCTTCAATATCAGTATCCCTGTTAAGGACAAACTCTTTGATTTTCTCTTGGTGTTCAGAAGAAATAGACCCATCTTCACCCAATGGGATATTTTTAATACCATCACCTGTCGGTAAAGAGATCGAAGAAGTATTTGACATAAATTGACACATTCTATAATCAGGGAATGTATTTCCTTTATCATCTTGTACTTCTTTAACGATTAGTCTAAAATCTTTACCATTTTTAAGACTAAAAATATTACAAGGTTCTCCAGAGATATCACCATTTCTTTCTTGTCCTATTTTATCTTTAATAGTTTTTCCATATTGGAATACCATTATTTTCCCAACATTTTCTTTTTGTTGTTCATCTTCCATCACTAAAACATAAGAAAAATATTTCCTTGCGTAATTAAGCATATCTGCTTTCTCGTGAAGTATAGCAGATTTTGAATTTTTAAGTGACCAATACGTTTCAGTAAGTGGACATTTACTAGAAAATGGTGCTCCTGTTTCTGAGTTTATGTTTTTAGGTGAATCATAATACCCTGCTAATTCAGGAACTTGTTTTGTATCAACATAATGTGATATTTTTTCAATAGCTGATGGTCCTATATCACCATCTTTTGTTAGGTTAGGTAGAAACCTTACGGTTGCTCTATAACCTCTTTTTTTATCCGTTACTTTGGATAGATCAACCCTATAAAGTCCGTCTTTACCAGTTGATTTTTGTTCGTCTAAAAAAGACATTTTTTTGTCTAGTTCTTCATCACTAAACAGATCATCGAAATTGCTCATTATTACAGTATTTCTTTTATATATCATTCTGAGAATGATTACTTATTATAGACCCCATATATTTAATTGTTTATAAAAATATAAAATAAAATTTTGTTAATATATTTAAATTTCGTATAAGGTATTCTAATTATATTTATATTATTATTTAAGCAATAGTTGTTTTTTATAGTATCGTATTCTTTGGTGATTTCCAATTTAGACTCTCCACCAAAATGATCAATTACCTTATAATGTTGAATCCCATCATACTCAATACATAAATTATAATCAGGGCAATAGAAGTCGAACCTTAAAGGATAGTTATTATATGATGATTTGCAATTTTCGAATTTATATTCTGATAAATATCTTATATTATTCTCATATAAAAAATTAGATATGGAATTTTCTCCTTTACTTGATGAGCATTTAGGACATCCAGTTCCTTTATTTAAATGATTTAAAATATAGACTTCCCATTTATGGTTACATTTTTTATGTTTAATTGAAATTCTATTATTAGAGTCAATATAATTTTTTGATAATATCTTATATTCATTATTATGAATTTTATTAGATTTTTCTTGAATAGATTTAATTGTTAATTTATCATTTTTATAACAATTAGGACATTTTCTTCCCTTATTTAAAAAATTATTTGTAGTTATATCCCATTTATGATTACATACTTTATGTAAAATTGTAACTTTAGATGTTGAATTTATATACTTATTACCCATTAAAACATATTCATCTTTATATAGATTGTAAATTCTATCTTTTATTATTTGGATACTTAATTTCTCTTTTTTATAACATTTTGAACATCCTTGTTTTAATGTTAAGTGGTTGGAAATCAATATATTAAATTCAAAACCACACTTTTTATGAATATATCTAATATATTTCTTATTTTTATATATGTAAATTTCGATTATTTTATACCCATTATTATGAATTTCATTAGATCTTTCTTGAACATCACTAATATTCAATACTAATCTTTTATTACATTTAGGGCATCCGTTTTTCTTATATATGTGATTGTTTACATTCATCAACCATTTATGCCCACATATTTTATGTATGGTAAGACACTTTAAATTTATTTCTTCGCTAATTATTTCATATTCATTGTTATGAATTTCATTAGATCTTTCTTGAATATTTCTCACTTAGTATATATTTTTAAAATATATCTCTACCATCCAATAAAAGGACTGAACTCCACAGGCTTAAAATCAAGAGTTCAATAAAAGATATATAATCATATGATATTTGGGAAAATAAGTGATAAGAAATATAACGAGTTATCATTAAGTGAAGTAGAAGGGCTGAATATCCATTATAATTTTTTAGAGCAGTCAGAAGAAGATGTCTTATTTAATATAATAGATGGTTTACCATGGAGAGAAGAACTTAAACATAATGTACAATATTATGGATTTGGGTATAACTATAAGAAAAAGAAATCATCCATAAAAGATTATATGGGATCAATACCAATTAATTTAAATTTTATAAAAAGTAATATAGGAATTAATTATAACCAATTAGTTATTGATAAATATATTTCAAATCAAGGTATGAGATATCACAAAAAGAGTAGTATTTTTGATGATAATATGATAATATGTCCTTTGAATTCAGATTGTGTTATAAGGTTTAAAAAAGGGGATATTATAAAAAAAGTTCTAGTCAAAAGAAGAGCTGTTTTAGTTCTATCCGGTAAATCATTAACTGAATGGGAACATGGTATAACCTATACAAAAACTGATAAGTTTAATAATAGAGTAATTACAAGAGATAAAGAAATAATATTAATGACATTTAGAAACGTTCTTATAACTTAGCTCTCTTGGTGGTTTTTATATGTGGAATTGTCACTATACGCATCACAATGTTGTTTAGATGAACCACAAGATGGTAATATCAAAACGAAAAATAGACTAATAAAAGCCAACTGTAAAAATCTTTTCATATATTTATTTATTTATTTATTTATGGTCATTTATACTATCTTAATAGTTACCTCTTCCCAATTTGTATCTTCTTCTGAATATTCGCGTAAACAATCATGTAAACAATCATTAAGATTACTTTCGAAATCTTCCACATCTTCTATTTCATCAATATCTTCATATATTGAGATATCACATTCTTGTAAATATTGTTCAACCGTTTCCATAAAATCACCCATATCTTCACTTAGTATATCCACAATACTCTCACCAATATACTCAAAAGCATCAGATAGGAATTCATATCCTGATTGCGGTTTACCATTTTGATAAACTACATATTTATAATCATTATCATATTTTTGAGCAAATTCTTTAGGTGTCATCATAGGTGTTGAATTTGCTTCAAATGTTTTAAATGTTTGTATTTTTTTACTTTTCATATTTTTTTTATTTTAGTTCTTATTATATATTAATCTAATAAGTGGGAATAGTTTAATATTATTAGTAAGATATTTTAAAATCTACATTATCAATATCCCACATTTCTCCATCAACACCATCAAGCATAACTT